TCATGCTCCCCAGGCAGTCAGGCAAGAACGAGCTACAAGCACAATTGCAAACTTACCTTCTAACCCTTTTCAGCCACCTTCATGGCGAAATGGTTATGATCTCCCCCACATGGAAACCTCAATCCTTAAATGCGATGCGCCGACTCGAACGCAACCTGAAAAGGAACCTGATCACACGCGACCGCTGGAAGCGAAGGGACGGCTACGTGTATAACATCGACACGGCCAACTGTTATTTTCTTTCCGGCAGTCCCGAAGCCAATATCGTGGGCGCGACGGCCAGCATCTTATTAGACATCGACGAGGCCCAGGATATCCTCCCTTCGAAATTCGACAAAGAGATCAGCCCAATGGGCGCATCAACCAACGTAACCACCCTGTTCTGTGGCACAGCATGGACCAGCCAGACCCTACTCGCCCGCGAGCTGAGGGCGGCAGCCGACGCTCAGGAGAAGGATGGCCAGCAACGCGTATTCCGGATCACCGCCGACCAGGTCAGCGCAGAAGTCCAGGCATACGGCGATTACGTTGCCAAGCAGATCGCCAAATTAGGACGCAACCATCCCCTCATCAAGACCCAGTATTATTGCGAAGAGATCGACGCCGAGGCCGGCATGTTCCCTCCGGCACGCCGTATCCTCATGCAGGGCAGCCATCCATACCAGGAACTCCCTCCCCAAATGTCGCATTTGGGGAGGGCTCAGGTGAACTCCACCTGCGGGGTGGGGCCCGTTGCCTTCCTGATCGACGTGGCCGGCATCGACGAGAGCAAACGGGCAGCAGGGGAGAACGAATTGGAGAACCCAGCACGTGACTCAACCACGCTCACTATCGTACTCATCGACTTTTCAACCTGTGACGATCCACTTGTTGGCGCACCAACTTATCGCGTCGTCCACCGCCACGCATGGCAGGGGGACCGCCACACTTTGCTATACCAGCAATTCAGGGCCTACGCGGAAGCATGGCAGCCGGCTTACTGGATCATCGACTCTACCGGCGTAGGCGCAGGGTTGGCCGACTTCGTATCCAATATTCAAATCGGGACCGTGATCCCGTTCACCTTCACCAGCAGCAGCAAAAGCAAGCTCGGTTGGGACTTCCTCGGCATCATCGAAACCGGCAGGTTCAAAAATTGCCAGGTAGGGGCGGATGGCATCCGCCCTCCCTATCAAGACGAATGGCAGGAACAGCTAGAAGCGTGCCAGATGACCGTACTCCCAGGCCCAGGCCAGCTAATCAAGTGGGGCGTACCCGACGGCACGCGCTCCGCGCGCACCCGAGAACCCCTGCATGATGACTGGATTCTCTCCGCCGCACTGGTCGCAGTGCTCGACCAGCAAGAACTCACCACCCACGAGCCAGCCCTGATCGTGCATGCCCAGGACCCACTCGAAGCCATAGACAAAGAAGGGTTTTGATATGGTCATACTGGAAATAATTGCAATCCTCCTCGTCGTGGTCTACCTGTTTTCGTGGACATTAGGCCGGGCAGCCGGCCGCGATAACTACTTCCACCTATGAACATACTCCAACGAATTCGATCACTCTTCACGGTAAAAGTCACCGACGACAAACACCATGACTCCACGTGGCGATCCATCACCGCCGATACCTACCCCCGCGACCGCTACCCACAGGATCGGGACGAAGTCCTGCAGGATGCGTTAGACGCATGGCGCGACAATGCCCTCGCACGGCGTGTCGTAGAACTCACCACCGAGTTTGTAGTCGGGAACGGCTTGCAGATCACCTGCGAGCACGAAGGCACGCACCGCTTTCTGCAAGAGTGGTGGAAACATCCGAAGAACAACATGCCACAGCGCATCTACGAATGGTGCGACGAGCTCAGCAGGGCGGGAGAAATCTTCCCCATCCTCACCACCGGCCCCGATGGCATGACCTACGTTCGCGCTATCCCCGCCTCGGATGTGCTCAGCATCGAGACCGACATCGACGACATCGAGAACGAAGTCAGGGTGACAGAACGCGTGCGCTACGACCCAGCCAGTGGTCAGAACCTGGGCAGCAGATCGTGGAAGGTTTACGATGCAGACACCGACAACACCCCAGATGAATTCGGAACCTTTCCGACGGTTATACTTCATTTTCCAATCAACCGACCGATCGGCAGTATTCACGGTGAAAGTGACCTTGCACCCGTTACAAGATGGCTGGTACGCTATGCGTCCTGGTTGGAGGATCGTGCCAGACTCAACCGTTACCGTAATACCTTTCTCTTCTTCGTCAAAGGCAAATTCGCAAGTCGTACCCAAAGGTTGGAACGTCAATCCGAACTAAACGACAACCCACCGCAGCCAGGATCAATCCTCGTGGGCGACGAAGCCGAAGATTGGACCGTGCTCAGCCCCAAACTAGAGAGCTCCGACGCCGCCACAGACGGCCTCGCCATCAAGAAGATGATCGCCGCCGGCTCAGGTAACCCTCTCCACTTCCTCGCCGAACCCGAAAGCTCAACCAGGACCACGGCAGAAGCATCAGGCGGTCCCACATTCAGAAGGTATGAGCAGCGTCAAAAGTATTTCGTCAACATGATCTTGCAGGTCGCAGAAGTAGCCAGGGCGCGCAAGTGCACGTTTAGCCATCATCTCTCACGCACCGCCGAGCTCGAAGCCAAATCATCCGACATCTCCGCTAGAGATAACGTCAGTCTCGCCACGGCCTCCGGCCGCATCTACGACGCCTTTGCCGCCCTCCGTGATCGGGCGATGGTAGACGACGCGGAGCTCCTCCGCATGGTCTACCGCTTCTCTGGTGAAGTCGTGGACGTGGAAGATATGCTCCGCCGTGGCAAGAAAGCCGGCGTCCCCGCCATGCCCGCCTATTGGCCTGTCGGGGCTGACCCACGTGTCAGCCCTTCGGACCGCCAGAAGAACCCCATCAACCCCGACGTAGGGGCGGGTTTACAACCCGCCCGATCCAAGGTCATCAATGACGCGCTCGACGAAGAGACCAAGAAGGAGATCGAGAACCCATGACCGACGCGACTCGTACGGGCGAACCCACGTGTTCGCCCCAACCCACCACCCTAAACCTCAAATTCCAGGTCAACCCCTCCGGTATCTTCGAGATCATTGCCATCAATGCCGGCGTGGCCCAGGGATCACCTTCAACCTGTGTGTTCAAGCCAGATGTGCTCAAAGAGAGTATCCCGTTGTGGGACAAGGTCCAGTGCTTCGTGGACCACGACGGCACACGTATGCGCTCGATCACACAGCTTGCCGGCGTCTGCTCCGGTCCCACCTGGGACGATCTGGAACAGGGCATCAGACTGACCCTCATCACCGCCGGCCCGGCCGGTGAGCTGGTCAACGAGCTCGGCCGGACCATCCTCAGCGGAGACATACCCGACCTCAACGCCGGCTTCTCCGCCGATGTGTTCTTGCAGTTCGAAATCGATGGTAAAACCGTCAAGCGAATACTCAAAGTCTATTCACTCGACGTTGTTTACAATCCCGCACGCGGCGGGAAGTTCCTCCGCGTACTCAACCAGGCGAACGGGAATTCGCCATCATCCAATCCTCAAGGAGGTAATATGACTGAACCTACTAATTCCCCCCCCGCCGCGAGCGTTCCCGAATCTAACCAACCCGTAACGCCGTGGCACTCATCCGAGCTCGAAGCCGCTCGTACCATCCTCGGCTCACGCCAGGCCGAAGAAGAACGAGCAGCCCAGGAGCTCAAATCACAGCAGGAGTTCCGCCGCCAGATGTGCGCCCTCTTGCTCGAGCAGGGCGTTTCCGCCTCGCGCTTGCCCCAGGCAGCGCAGGACTACGTCCGCGCTCAATACACCGAGAAGATCGTAGGGGCCGACGGCGTCAGCCCTGTCGAACGCGTCAAACTGTTCAACCCCTCCGACCTCACCAAATCCATAGAAGAAGTACGCTCTCTTGCTGGCTCTATGGCAAGCCGTGGGATCGTCGGGGCGTCTGGCATCGTCGGCGGCATGTTCACCGCCGAGGAGCAGCTTCAAGCCGCCGTGGATGATATGTTCAACGCACCCCGCGACGAGAAGCTCAAATCCCTCAAGGTCGCTCGCCTTTCAGGCATCCGTGAGCTCTACCTCATGCTCACCGGCGACGACGACATGCGCGGAGCCTACGTGCCCTCGCGCGTGCGGTTCCAGCACACCACGGCCACCTTCACCGGTCTGGTCAAGAACGCCCTCAACAAGGTCCTGGTCAACCATTGGGAAGCCCTCGGCCGCGCAGGGTACGACTGGTGGACCAAGATCGCCACCATCGAACACTTCACCAGCATCAACGGCGTGACGTGGATCATCTTTGGCACCGTGGCCAGCCTCCCCACCGTGGCAGAAGGCGCAGAGTACACCGAGCTCCAGGTCGGCGATAGCCCCGAAACTTCCAGCTTCACCAAGTACGGCGGCTATGTCGGCATCACCCTCGAAGCCTTGGACCGTGACGAGACTCGCAAGTTAGCCGCCGTCCCTCGTGAACTGGCCAACGCCGGCATCCGCAACATCAGCAGCCTCGTGGCCGCCGTGTTCTCCGCTAACGCCGGCCTGGGGCCAACCCTGGCAGACGGCGGCACACTGTTCAACGCCACCGCAGTGACCGCACTCACCGGCCACGCCAACTACCTCACCACCGCCCTCTCCGCCGCTCAGTGGGAAACAGTCTCCGCCGCCATGTACAACCAGCCGATGTTGGTCAAGAACGCCGCCACCTACTACGGCACAGGCAAGAAGATGGCCCTCAACCCCAAGTATTGCCTGGTCCCGCGTGCGCTCGAACTCACAAGTCGCATGATCTTCGAGCAGCCTTGGGTGCAAACGGTCCAGGTTCACGCCGAGACCACCCTGCAAGGGAAAGCCGAAACGGTTGTCGTCCCCGACTGGACCGACACCACCGATTGGGCCGCAGTGGCAGACCCCATGCTCTGCCCTGGTATCATGATCGCCGAACGCTTTGGCATCATGCCAGAAATCTTCGTTGCCGGCGATGAGACCTCTCCCGCCGTGTTCATGAACGACGAGAGCCGCATCAAGGTTCGCCACTTCCTCGCCGTGGGCGTCGCAGACTTCCGCCCACTCGCGAACAACCACGTATAACCAAACGCGGGTTTCACCCCGCACTGTGTAGGGGCAGGTCCTCCAGGTGAACTCTACCTGCGACCTGCCCCATAATCACAAGGAGCTTTCTATGGGATATGTTCACGACACTCACATGCACACTTGGATACCCTGTACCGCCGCCCACTGCGTCACCGGTGCTTGGACCATGGCAGCGGGAGCCATCGCAAATACCATCGCTCTGCATAAATCGGCCAATGCAGAGACCGCCACCGTCACCATCCCGATCCTTCTCCCCATGAATGACGGGCCAGAGAAAGGCGCCTGCCTGGTCAGCGTCGACGTCTTTTTCGAACAGCTTGCCGCCGCCCCAACCTCCACCGACGCCCTGGTCCACAGGCTAACCCTGCCGGCAGATACCGCCGCCTTCGGCGCAGCCGAATCGCTGGCGTTCTCCTATGACACCGGCAACGACACCGCCGGCGAACGCGACAACCAGGATCAGCACACCATGACCCTCACCCTCACTACGCCCGTATGGGTTGAAGATGACCACCTGATCCAGGTGCAGTTAACCTTCGTCTGCGGCGGCGCGGTCACCCTCGACATCTTAGGGGCGCGTGCTAACTACACGTTGCGCTACTAGGAGGTCCCATGGGATATGCAAATGACACCCACATGCACGCATGGATACCGCCGACCCTGATCCATTACGTCACCGGCACATGGGCCGACGCCGCCGGCCAGGTCGCTAACTCCATCGTCGAAAAGAAAACCGCCGCCGACCAGGCCGCCA